TTCTTTACCTATCATTATTTCACCTTATAAGTTCTACTAGACGGTTTAAACAATAACTCTGCCTTTATAGCTCTCCTTAAAGAAGATTTAATTTCACTGTCAGTTACATCTTCTGCAACAAACTTCCTTATCTTGCCAAAGGTATCTTGTTTCCACCTAACAGCATCCATGACAAAATTATCTACATACTTCTTACGCTTCTTTCGCAGTAAGACATCTTGTTTCTTTTTAATTATCTCTTTCCTACGTAATGCCCTTCGTTCCTTTTTCTCTTTATGCTCACGCAGTAACCTTATCCAAGATTCTTCTTTTTTAGGTTCAGTATCTTCTTCAATGATAGTTTCTGATTCCTTAACTTCTCTTTTAAGAAACTCAGGAATATCTAATAAATCTTTATCATCCATAACTAATCCTATCGCTATACCATTGTGGAGTAGTACGATTAGTCCATACAGCAAAACGTGATTTATCACCAGCGTAGTAATCACGATATGCAGTAATAGAACAATCTTTATTCTTATATTGTGATGGCATACATTGAGGCATTGTAGTGTTACCTACACCTCTAGGCATTTCATAAGGTCTGTTACGTAAGTTCTTTACAATACCTTTACGTTCTGTAGCGTGAACCTTGTTATATCTATATGTGTATTCTTTTGACAAATGTAACAACAAGTTATGTAACCAATCGTAATTAAAATAGTTTTGCCTAGCCCATACTGTCGATGGATGATTCTTATAAGCTGATTTATAACAATCTATAGACGGTACACCATCACATTCATGGTGCGCTGTTGATAGTATCTGACTGTACTCTAATATCATCTTCACAACGTGTTTATCACAGTGCATCTTAGCACAAGTTAATGGGTCGTGGTGTAGATAAAAGATATTCATCTCTAACGCCTTCCATTACCATTTGACATATAAGCTGTCATCCCCATAAAGGCTCCAACAACCCCTGCTTGACCTATATAGAACAATCCAAACAAATCTGCAAGTGCTTTTATTCTACCGTCTGGAAAGATAGGTAAAAAGACCATCAAAGTAAACACAATCATAGATATCATTGCTACCCATGCCATGCGTTGTTGTGCTACTAGTTTGGCTTCCTGATTAATAGCGTGGATTGTTTTCATCTCTTCATCTGAAACAATACCATCACCGTCTACATCATACTTAGCGTACTCACTCTTATCTTGAAGTACTTTATCTCCTTTAGTTACTCGCATACTGTTCATTATGGCAACCTTTCATCTCTCCACTTATTTAAGAATGTAACATGATTGTTATGAAAATAACTGTGAACTTTACTAACACGTTTAGAGATAAAAAGATACACTCTAAACATATAAAAATAATATCTTCCTTTAAGATAACTCATAAGGATACTTCCTTGGTTTATACTGTTCTAGAAAACTACTTAAACTATTCTGTAAGTAATCATAGAATTTAGGACATTTTAAATTAAAATATTCTTCTACAACATACTCTGATGTCATTATTTCATAAGGAAATATCACCACACAACCAGCATTAAGTACATCTTTCATTCGTGTAAAGTCAGTATTAATTTGATATATAATAGGAACATACTGCTCATCATCGTAATATGAATCTACACCCTTACCACCTGATCTTTTAATAGTTAGAGGTAGTGCTACATTAGTGTAGTTTCTAATATTAGCTGAAATAGGATCGCCACCTTTATGCTTCTCATTCTCTATATACATGTAGAAACAATTCTCGTTAAAGGAAGGATCATTTGGGTGTAGCTTATAGTTATTTACTATTGGCATTGGAAGTGCCTTTCACCAGCGTACTTGATATACTGTATAGTATCAAGGTTTACGTTACGATAACATCTTTTACGTTCCTTTATACTTTTACCTTTAGCACTTTTCATATCGAACACAACAAGATATTTATTTTCATCTGCTGTTTGTTTTCCATCACCACAATGTGCTTTTACAGAAAGCCTACAAGTCATCTCTCGTAACGTACCATCTTTCTTGATAAAAGCAACTTTAAATACTCTATGTCCTACCAACTCAATGATATCTTGTTTCTTACGTAAAAGTTGTTTATCTATTTCCTTTTGCATTTCAATATCTCTCTTTGTTTTAATAGAAGAGAACTTTCTTCCCTTCATACGTTTCATCCATAACTCATTAGAACCTATTAAGGACTTAGGTGCAGAAGGCCAACCAGTTCTATATTGGTTGCTTCTTATATTACCTTTCTTTCTATCTTTTTTCGTTAGTGGCATAATTCACCAAAAAAGTTGTTGCAGTTACTTGACAAATGAGATAGTATATGAACAGAAAATGGTTGTCAAGAGAAATTTTGTTAACTAAATCAACAGGTTAGTCATGGGATACAAAAGAAGACAAAAAGAAATTGAACGTCAAGATAAAAAAAGACGTAGAGATTTTAAAAGCAATATAGTCGCTAAAGACTTGTATACTCCTAAGTATAGACAAAGAGTAGTTCCAAATAAAAAGAAACATAATACATTGGAATTAAATATTAATACTGTACTTAAAGATTATGAGTAGTATTATGCAAAGAAAAATAATTATAGATATAGAAACAGACGGCTTAGATGCTACAGTCATATGGTGTACTGTTTGTAAAGAGCTTCAAGGTGAATTGAAAGTATTTACTAATGCAGAAGAGTTTAATAACTATATCAAAGAAGATGATATCTTCATTGCACATAATGGTATTTCATTCGATATACCGTTACTAAGGACTTTATGGAATGTTGAGATAAATAACGTTGAAGATACTTTAGTTATGTCTCGTCTATATAATCCAGAACGTGAAGGTGGACATTCTCTTGAAGCATGGGGTAATAAACTAGGTTACAGTAAGATAGAATTTAATGACTTTTCACGTTATACTGAAGAAATGCTAGAGTACTGTAAAAGAGATGTACTTCTTACTGAGAAGATATATTTTGTGTTATTAGAGGAAGGTCGTCAGTTTTCTAGACAAAGTTTAGAATTAGAGTATAACATTGCACGTATTATAGAGAACCAACGTAAGCATGGTTTCTACGTAAATAAAACTAAGGCAATACAATTATACTTTGAAACTAAAACTAAAGCTGAAGAGATAGCCGCATCAGTACACAAATACTTTCTTCCTAGAGCTAAGTTAGTAAGAGAGATTACACCAAAATATAAAAAAGATGGTGTTATGGCTAGAACAGGTCTAGCAGGTCTAAGTGACGTAGCAGGGCCATTCTCTCTTATTCAGTTTAAAGAGTTTAATTTAGCTAGTCCTAAACAAATAGTTGAAAGATTAAACGAGTATGGCTGGAAGCCTACTGTCTTTACACCTAAAGGTTCACCTAAAATATGTGAAGAAAATTTAGCTACAGTATTTGATACTGCTCCAGAACCAGCTAGGAGATTAGCTGAATGGAAAATGCTAGAAACACGGTGGAAGACAGTACAAGCATGGCTTGAAAACCTAGATAACAATAACCGAATACATGGCACTGTATATACTATGGGTGCAGTTACTGGACGTATGACACACGCTAACCCTAATATGGCTAATATAGTGTCAAACGATAAACCTTATGGTAAAGAATGTAGGGCTTGTTTTACTGTACCTAATAATAATTACAGAATAGTAGGTATGGATGCTAAAGGCTTGGAGCTACGTATGCTTGCTCATTATATGCGTGATGAGAGTTATATGGATGTTGTGTTAAATGGTGATCCACATGAAGTTAATAGGATTGCGGCTGGTCTTGAAACAAGAGCAGATAGTAAGAGATTTATTTACGCTTTCTTATATGGTGCTGGTGCAGAAAAACTAGGAAGCGTAGTAGGTGGAACCGCGCTAGATGGTGCAAAGCTGAAACGTGACTTCCTTAGAAATATGCCAGCCCTAGAAGAACTTATTTTAAAGGTACAATCTATGGCTGAAAAAGGTTCACTTAAAGGACTAGATGGACGTAGAATATTAGTACGTCATCAACACGCCGCATTAAATACATTGTTGCAAGGAGCAGGTGCAATATCTTGTAAGCAATGGTCTGTATGTATGGATGACGAGATACGTAAAAGAAAGCTAAAAGCTAATCTTGTCAATACTATACATGACGAAATGCAGTTCGAGGTACACAAAAATGATGTCGATGAAATTATTTCAATTTCGGACTTGACAATGCAAAAAGCAGGGACTATACTAGGGGTAAGGTTGACGTTAAATGCTGACGCAAAGTTAGGATTTAATTGGGCCGAAACTCACTAAACTCAAGAAAAGGAGTAGTGCTAAATGAGAGAGAGTGTAGTAGTAAAAGGTGACGCAATGTGGGCTAGCCTACATGAAGTCAACAAGATGTCAGACAAATATCAGATCGATATCTGTAATCTTGGTAAGAAGGATGTTAAGTCTCTAGAAGACCTTGGCATCTCAGTCAGAGTTGGTGAAGGTGAAAAGGCTGACAAAGGTCATTTCATTACAGCTAAGACTAAACTCGTTCCTAAAGTTATGGATTCAGCTAAGAATCCTTGGCCTTCTGGTACGGTGGTAGGTAATGGTAGTACTGTAAAATGTTCTATCAGTCCTTTTAACTGGACGTACCAGAAAAAATCTGGTATATCAGCATCACTTAATGCTGTTATGGTTATTGACTATAAGCCATATACTGGCTCAGACGATTTAGATATGGAGGATGGATTCGTTCTGGGTGATGATGAGGCTTTAGATAATCTGACTGATGAGGATGATGATCTATAGTATGACGTAATAGTGCGTCAAATAGAGAGAGAGAGTTTTGAGGAGCTTCACTGATGGCCTTGAAACTCTCTCTCGCACTATGGGAAGCAAGGCGGTGAATGTCAGCCTGTGTATGGGGTGACTAAGTTTATACACAAACTGAACGTAAGGTTCGATTCCTTACCTTCCCACCTTTTTAATAGTAGGGGAAGTTACACAGTAGGTAACTTAATGATAGCAGAGGGATGGTAGCTATCATACTCTTTAACAGAACGGAGATTCAATGGCTAAGAAAAAGAAAGTTTATACGTTAGTCCAAGATATCAAAGATTTAATTCTTAACGGTAAAGAAGATATTAATAAAAATAACTTGGAAGACTTCTTAAACACTATGCGTGAAGAAATGGAGAATTTTTTATCTCCGTATGAAGGTGAACGTAAAAGAGTTAGACTGTCAGCTATTGGGCGTACAGATCGTAAACTATGGTACGAAGTAAATGATCCAATAAAACGTAAAGAGACAGCACCATTACGTATGCGCTTCTTCTACGGTCATATATTAGAAGCTATACTGTTATTTCTAGCCAAGGAAGCTGGACATGATGTACAGCATCAACAAGCAGAAGTAGAGTTAGAAGGTGTAAAAGGACATATTGATGCAGTAATTGATGGTGCGTTGGTTGATGTTAAGTCTGCTTCTGACTATAGTTTTAGAAAGTTCAGTGAAAAACAATTATTAAACTCTGATCCATTTGGATACGTAGCACAGATAAGTGCTTACATGGAAGCGTTAGACGTTAAGGAAGGTGGTTTCCTAGCTATAAATAAGAATAACGGTGATATCTGTTTTCTTGAAATGGATGAGCTTATGACTATTAATGCTTCAGATAGAGTTAACCATGTTAAGAGGATGGTAAAAAGTAAGAAGATTCCAGAACGTTGTTATGAGCCTGTTCCAGAAGGAAAGTACGGTAATACGGTGCTTGCCAAAGATTGTCTGTTCTGTGATTACAAGGAAAGATGCTGGAGTGATGCTAACGATGGAGAGGGTTTAAGAATATTTAAATACTCTAATGGAAGAAAGTACTTTACACATATAGAAAGAGAGCCTAATGTATCGGAGATATTATGAGTAAGCTACTTAAAGCCCATCAACCTTGCCCTACGTGTGGTAGTTCAGATGCGTTATCATACTATACTGATGGAACGTGGTGCTACTCTTGTGAAACTTTAACTAAGGATGAGAATATGGAAATCCCACAGGATAAACCAAAGATTGTAAAGAACGATGCCTTGAGTAAAGGTAAGACACAAGAACTTACTAAGCGAAAGATAACAAAGGAGACTTGTTTAAAGTACAATGTTACTGTTGAAGATGGTAAACATATTTATCCTTACTACAATACATGGAATGAACACGTAGCTAACAAGGTACGTGCAAAGAACAAAGCGTTCTCTGTAGAAGGACGTATAAGTGAAGCAGGTTTGTTTGGTCAACAGTTATTTAAGAAGGGTGGCAAGTACATTACTATATGTGAAGGCGAGATAGACGCTCTTTCCGCTCACCAGATGTTTGACAGTAAATGGCCTTGTGTGTCAGTTAGAACTGGAGCCGCAGGAGCCAGTAAAGACGTTAGTGATAACTATGAGTATCTTATGAGTTTTGACAATATAGTTATTTGCTTTGATAATGATAAGGTAGGCGTGGATAACGCTAAGAAGATAGCAGAGATATTATCTCCTAAAGCCAAGATAATGAAGATGCGTTATGATGATGCTTCTGCTTATCTTATGGAAGGAAAAGCTACAGAGTTTTCTGCTGATTGGTGGAACGCTGATACTCACACACCTGACGGTATAGTAGCAGGGTCAGAGCTATGGGACGTACTACAGAAAGGGCCAGAGAAATCTATTGTAGATTATCCTTTTGATGGCTTAAACACTATGACTTACGGCTTACGTAAAGGTGAGCTAGTAACTATCTGTGCAGGTACAGGTATAGGAAAGAGTAGCTTCCTACGTGAAATAATATACCACATATACAAGAATACTGATGAGAACATAGGTCTTATGTTTATGGAAGAGAGCGTAAGGACTACAGCAGAGAGCCTTATGAGTTTACACATGAATAAACCGTTACATCTTCCTGACGTAGTGTACGAAGATCAAGCTTATGAGGATGCGTTTAACGAGGTTCTAGGATCAGAACGTTTCTACTTCTTTGACCACTTTGGTTCTAACACCATAGAGAACATTATAGCTCGTATACGATACCTTGTACGTGCGCTAGGTTGCAGGTACATAGTATTAGACCATATCAGTATACTGGTTAGCGCACAGGAAAATGCGTTAGATGAACGTAAGACCATTGACTCATGCGTAACCAAGTTACGTACTCTTGTACAAGAACTAGGTATATGTTTACTGATGGTATCTCACTTACGGAGAGCATCTAACGGTTCACATGAGACTAACTCTGTTAATGTCAGTCTAAGTGATCTTAGAGGTAGCCACAGTATAGGACAGTTAAGTGATATCGTTATAGGATTAGAACGTAACGGACAAGCTGATTGCGTAGTAGAACGACACACAACCTATGTAAGAGTGATTAAAAATAGGTTTAGTGGGCTTACTGGTCAATGTTCTCAATTACATTACGATCTAGGAACAGGACGTATTACTGAACGTGAGGAATTGTAACATGAAATGGATAATAGTCATTACTATGTTTATGTTTGATCCACTACATGTTGGAGATGATGCTGTAGTAATGCTATCCCAAAACGATGAACCTCTTGTGTTCGATACTGTAGAGGAATGTGGAAAACACGTTACCTTAAATATAGATAGTTTAATAGCATACGCTAACCTTCTATATAAAGATGAAGGAATTGCTAAAGAAATTCTTTGCGTAAAAGACCCTAAAAGAAATAATGCCGTCTAGATTTAGATCAGCGTTTGAAGCAAGGTTTGCTAGGGATTTACATGAGCGTAAGATAGATTCAGCATACGAAGCTAATAAGATACGTTACGTCCCTAAGACCAGACTTTACACTCCTGACTTTTATATAGCTAGTCACGATTTTTATGTTGAGACTAAGGGACGGTTTGTTTCATCCGATAGAGCAAAACACCTACTGATTAAAGAACAACATCCTGACCTTGATATACGTTTTATCTTTATGGATGATAAGGTACGTCTTGATAAACGTAGTAAAACAACGTACGGTGGTTGGTGCGATAAATACGGTTTTAAATATGCAGTAAATAGGTTGCCTGATGAATGGATAAAGATATAGAAGATACGTTACTTGAGGCTGTAAGAAATATCAGTCTTATGTTTAATAAAGATGGAGACAAGAAACGTGAGTTTGTTGATCCTAATGGTATTATTATTCTTATTGAAAAAGACCCAAACGATGAAGAAAACTTTAACGTATCATTATTTAATTTTAAAGAAGA